TCTGCTTCCATCTCTGCTAACTTCGAAGGGTTCACAACTATCTCCTATCGGTGCCGGTACATGCTCTCCCAGAAAGGGTGCAGTACATTCAGGCTCTCCGTAATTTGTCGATTGTCTCAGGGGACTTGGCTATCAGTTCCAGTATCTCTTTCAGAACTTGGGCCTTCCCCTGAATGATTCGCAGCTCTGTTTCGTCGCGCTGCATCACCGCTGAATCGCGGTACGCTTCCAGACTGGCGGATAGCCAGTTGGTTAGTTCCGTGTCGTGCCGGATAGCATATAGCCTTCCCAGCACGGGTTCGTTCGGCTTAATCATTAGGCCGCGATAGCAACCGACTTCCAGGTTCCTGGAGTGCCAGCCGTTACGCAGACCCAGCAATAAACTCCGCCCGCGGTAGGAGCAGTATTGATAACGGTGTCACCTACGCCCCACGTACCAGCGGTAGGTGCCGCAGTGCCGTATGAGCGGCGCGCGCCCGTGGGGGTGATAAGTGTATTTACCGATAGTTCCTCACGTCTTGCCATGCCAACTTCTCCTTAACATTTCTTGGATTTAACGGGGCCACCTTTTTTGAAGGCGGGAGTCATTGCCTCTTTGGCCTCGGCCTTCTTACGGGCACCGGGTGACAACTTGAGTTCCTGCATTTCACCTTTTTTGGGCTCAGACTTTTCAGCCGGGCCTTTCTTCCCTTTGCCAAACAAAAACGCTGGTTTCGTTGCCATAGTCATATACTCCTATAATAGCATTATGTCAAATATACTAACAAGCTACGAGGGCTGTCGCAGGCTGCTTGGCCCAAAATTGTTAGTCACCGCACTACCGTCCTGCAACTGCGCCCCACCCGGAGCGGGAGATTGCCCCGCTCCCTGTTGCTGCTGTGCCGCTTGCGCAGCGTCATTCTGTTGCTGCATAGCCTGGAGCTGAGTTCGGGAAGGGATGATACGATTAACGTCAATATCTAGGCCCTTGGCCACTTCCCTCAGCACCTCCGCGCGACCTTCCACGCCAACGATCTGCATATCGTTCGGATTGTTAGTCGATGTCAGGAACTCGTTTCTGCGCAACTGCAAGGACTCAAGCTGCATCAAGCTGGTAGCACCAGAGGCCACGACCTGAGCATCTCCCTTGATCGACATATCGGGGTCAAACAGCATATTGTAGTTGTACACCGAAGTAAGCATCGGGGTTAGCACGTTTGTGTCGATCGCAGATACGATACCCTTTAGTCCCTTGTTCGCGGCGTTCATCATCATAGACATGCCTGACGCGGAACGGCCAACACCGCCGGTAGGGGACTGGCCCGCCATGACGCGAGGAACCATTGAAAAGTCGTCAGCTAGGTCGTAGAATCGGTTAAGAACTACCAGTAGGTCGTTCACATTCGACTGGGGCTGAAAGAACTCAAGCGGTCGATCGGCATTGTTACCGTACTCGCTGTTAACCAGTTGCACGATCTGCCACGGACGGAGCGTCGTTAATTCTTCACCGGGAGCCAGACGGTCCACGTTGACACCAAGCATCGGGCCACTAGCCATTCCCATGTTATTCACCAGTGAACGCACTGCGGCGTTGACCACGCCCTGCACGTCATCGAGCAAATCTACCAGACCATTACCCCAATAAGAGCCTGGAACGGTCTGGTAGCTGGCCTTGTAATACGGACGTTTCTTGAGGGGGTCTGGGTTGAGTTGCGCCTTGATGACCCACCGGCCTATCAGCCACACCGTAGCTTCGTAGTCCTTATCCGGGTCGTCGATCATGGACTCGTCCATGCCCCACTCTAAAAGATCACGTCCCCGTACCGGGCCGTGGAACTCCAGGCACTCGATGTCAACATTTCCCGGAGTCTGGCTGTTCAACAGGGTATCATTGATGGCATTTTTCTGGTATTCGGGGCTGATACCAAGCCAATTAACAAGGCCGCCTCTACCGTACTCTTCCAGCACTGCCCGGATGGCGGCTTCATCAAAACCCGGAACGCCGATCAAGGAATATAGGTCGTCGCGGGAATATGGAAGAATCTCGCACATCGAACCGTCCTGCGGACTGGCGGCCCCCGGCGAAGGGTAAATACGGAACGGGTCTACGCGCTCGAAATCCATACCGATGGACTCTTCTACCCTTGGTGTCCAGGTTCCACCTTCGGAGTTCCACACTACCGTGGAACGCTTACGCAAAACAGGTGCCTTGAAGTGCGCTGCGGGGTACGTAACCAGGTCGTCCAAAAAGTCCGCGAAAGCAGCCGCCCAGCCTCCCTCGGCCATTTGATCTTCTATCTTACTAGCCATTCGCTCCGTAGTTTCACGAGCGCTCTCATTGATGCGCTCAGTCTCGGCATCACGTAACGCATCCATACGGGCAGCCACGTCCTCCTGTGCCGGGGCTTGGCCTGTGGCGGCGAACGCCTGTGCAATTTCCTGACCAACCTGAGCCTTGATCTTATTGAGCGAATCATCCGGCAGAGAAGGGATTGGAGTGGGCTTGAGCGTCCACGGCATGTCGGTTTGACCAAGGTACACGTCTTTAAGCCACGCAGCGGCAGTGCGGCACTTGTTGTCCGTGATACGCGCGTACTCCTCTGATCCGCCAAACTCCTTAATGGCTGCTTCCTTGGCGGGGTCGTACTTACCTTGGCGAGCGCGCTGCGCGGACAACAATCTTTCCGTGATAACCGTTTTAGCGGCGCGCGCCGATTCCCAGCACCCCATCACATGCCCTGCTAGCCCCCGTAATACCGGCTGGTTATTGTTTTCCTCAGCCGCCTGCCGCGCGGCAGCCTCCTCCTGCCGCACAAGGTCTGCGTTAGAGGATATGCGTAATAGCCCGCCAGAAGCACTTACAGGTATCGCACCACTCATGTCTTAAACCCCGCTGTTACCCAGTAATCGTTTCAACTACTGCACCGAGCGAGCTAATACCCGCCATTGCAGAACCTGCCATGCTTGAATACACGTTCGCAGCGTTAACCGCTACGCTTGCAGCGTTTGTCATATAGCTATTATACGCGGAAGCCGCAGCTAGCACGTTCTTGCTGTCCGCATCCCGCGCAGCAATAAGCGCTGACTGGTTAGCCGCTGCAGCCTGTATATTCGCTTTCGCCCGCGCCTCTTCTGCATTCGCCTTTGCCACATATCCCTGCAAAGTAGTCGCAAACGATTCAACCTCAGCCTTGGCAGATGTACTTGCCCCTTGCACCTGGGCTATATACGCTTGAATCGCCGCTTCATATATTTTAAGCGCCCCTTCATTTTTGGCCGCTACGGCTCTGACCTCTTCCGCCCAGGCAGAAACACTTGTCTTGTATCCCTCTACCTCGGCTGCGTAGGCCCTGACTTCCTCACCATAGGCTTGTTGTTTGGCAGACTCCCCCTGTACCTGCGCAATAAACCCTTGCCACTCCGCTTGTTTAGCTCCGACTTCAGCGGAATATGCGCGAATTTCCTCGCCGAAAATGTCGACCTTCAGCTTCTCTATCTGAGCTTGCGCCGCTACCCCATCTATTACGGCTTTGTACGCATTGGCTAAGGCGCCATAGCCGTTCATCTGCGCCGTGAAAGCAGCTACGCGCGCTTGATCGACGTTCACTTGCGCTTCAATCGCTTTGATCTCTGCCTGATATACATCGTATACCGCCAGCACAGCTCGCAGACGAATTTCGTATACCTGCGCCTCGGCCTTGTAAATCTCAATGCGCGCAGTAGCGATCTTCACCATCGTGTCGTACAGCGCAATCGCGGCAGAGAGTACGTCTCGGGCGTATTCAATGGCTTGTCCGTTAATCTGCACCAGACTTGACAGGAACGACGCTGCTGCTTGCAGCACTACGCCCCGCAAATTAGCGGATTGAGCCATAGCGAACTGAATATTCTGCTGCTCCATCTCAGCTTGCTTGATGGCAATATCCATCGCAGCGCGAGCGTTATTATCCGCTGCTGCTTGCCGCGACTGAGCAAGTGCGCTGTACTGTGCGCCGCCAGGAATGGTAAAGCCCCTACTGGCGCCTTCCTTCATGATCTGGTCACGCGATTTAAGGTACTCAGCGTTGGTCTTGTCACGCGCCCTGTTGTAGATAGCCTGCTCTACCTCTACCGGCAGCGCGGTGCCCCCCGCCATATATTTGGAGAGTTTGGCTTCCAGCGCGGCCATCTGCGCGCTGTATTCAGGGTTAATCTTGTTTAGGTGCGCATCTACCGCCGCATCCAAACTGTTACGCATGGAGACAGACATACCCGCATAGTTGGCCGCGAATCTTGCTTCGAAGTCGGCTGGCGCTTCTATGTCTGTATCTGGAGCAACTGCGGCAAATTCAGGCAAGCTGACTAACGGTGCACGGGGTACAGTGACATCCGCCAGTTTAGGCGGCGCAAAGTTCAGGTTCGACAGTGCAGCAGGCGCAGGAGGAACAATAAGGTCGTTCGTTGAAGGGGGTGTGTTGGTAAATGGCCTCATTCCGCTCGGGCGGAGCGGTTCGATGAACAACGGTTGTTTCGCGGTTAGAGGCGGCTTTTCCCCGTAATCGCGTTCAGGATTCGGCTCTAACTCAGGACGCGCACCAAAATCTTTGTCCGGCGGGGTGTAATGTTGGCCGTGGAACTCTGGAACATCACCAAGGTTGAAGTCCGACCCTACCGGACTATATGGAATGTCGCTGGTACGCGGCGCCTGGTACGACGACAACCGCCCAAGCGCCTCATCTATGGCCATAGCAGCCCCTAGGCGCATGTCCTGCGCAGCGGCTATGGCATCGGATATAATTGCGGATGCATCATTTGCCATTAGACAGCCCTCACTGTAGGTGTAACCTGCACGCTGATCTCATCCAGCTCAAAC